ATCAATATACCGATACAGAAATGTATGGGAGAATATGTTTATCCTATCCAAAGGAAAGCCAAAGACATTTAATCCAATCATGATTAAGAACAAGACAAGTGGATATGTTAGAAACAGAAGACAAAGAAATCATGAGGGGATATTAGAAGAAACCAAGAAGATTGTTAAGGTTAAAGAATTTGGTATTGATAAGAATGTTTGGTTGATTCCAAATGGTTATACCAATTCTAAACAATTCAAAGGAGCAGAATCACACCCCGCAATATTCCCCGATGAAATGGCTAGAAGACATATCATAACTTGGACCAATGAAGGAGACATTGTGTATGACCCATTCTTGGGTTCAGCTACCACGACAAGAGTAGCCAAAGAATTAAACAGAAAATGGATAGGGTCGGAATTACACACCCCCTATTTTGAAGTTGCTAAAAAAATAATGTATGGGTAAAAGAGATAAGGAACACAGAAAGAAAGTAGCCAAACGTAATGAACGTTTGAAGATGGAAAAAAGAAAAATGTTTGAGGAACTCAAACTAAAATACTTAAACGGATTATCAGGTAATACAGAGAACACATTTCAAATCAAATAATGTATGGGGAATAAGGTTAAAACAACGATTGTATTTGAACACATACTTGAAGCAGAAAGACAGGGTAAGAAACTAGTGGTAGCACAGGGCGGAAGTCGTAGCGGAAAAACGGTAAACATTCTTATCTACTGGATACAAAAGTTATTACAAGAACCAAACAAAACCTTATCCATATTCAGAAAGACATTACCAAGTTTGAAGAACTCAGTCCTCAAAGACCTTGTTGATGTTCTTGAGATGTTTGACATCTATGACCATTCCAAATGGCACAAACAAGAAGGTTGGTATGAACTCCCCAACGGTAGTATCATCAATTGGGGTAGTTGTGATGAACCCCAAAAGTTAAGAGGTTCAAAGAGAGATTACTTGTATTGTAACGAAGCCAACGAACTATCCCTTGAAGATTGGAGACAACTTATCATGAGAACAGAAGGGATGGTCGCACTTGACCTTAACCCCTCAGAAATCAGTTGTTGGGTTTATGAACTTGAACAACGTGATGATTGTTATTACTTCAAAACTACGTGGAGAGATAATCCTTTTATCCCCCAATCTTTGATTGATGAGATTGAACGTCTTCGTGAGACAGACGAGAATTATTACCGTATCTATTCCTTAGGAGAACGTGGCATTCCCACAACCCTTGTATTCAACAAATGGAATATGACAGATGAAGTTCCAAGAGATTGTAAACTCCTTGGCAGAGGAATGGACTTTGGTTTCAACGCGGCAACAACCCTAATTGAAGTATATCAACGAAATGATGAACTATATCTGAATGAATTGATGTATGTAAGGAATTTAACGATGGGGGATATTATCTATAGAATGAACGAATTAAAGGTTGAAAAGACCGATGCTATATGGTGCGACTCAGCTTTACCTCAAAATATTGAGGATTTGAAGAAGAATGGTAGATACAACGCAAAACCTGTGGATAAGAAATCTATCCTATCAGGGATAGATAAAATCAAAAGACATAAGGTTTTCATTACAAACAATTCCCCTAACATTCTGAAGGAGTTTCAATCCTACAAATGGAAGGTAGACAAAGATGGTAAACTATTGGATTCACCAGTGGATGACATGAACCATACCATTGACGCAGTGAGATATGTATTAGAATCCACATTAAATAAACGACAAGGAAATTATAGAGTATTATGACAATAGAAGTAAAATTAGGACAGAAAACCTACACAGTTGAACCGACAATGACGGTTGAACAATATCAAAGAATCCAAGTTAACAAGTTATTCTTGGAGAATCCAAACCCCGCCAAATTATTATCAGTGTATCTAAACATACCTGAAAGTGAAATCAAGAATGCCAACAAAGAACAAGTGTCATTTGTTGAACAAGTTATATTCAGACGATTAACTGAGAACGTAACTAAAGACATGATTTTCACATTTGATTACAATGGAAAGACATATGGATTTGAAAACGATTGGAAGAAGTTGGCATGGGGTGCTTGGCAGGATTTGGAGTTTCTATCATCTGAAAATGTCACAGATAATATCCACAAAATACTGGCAGTTCTTTATAGACCTGTTACTGAGATGAAAGGAACAAAATATAAGATTGAACCTTATGACTCAAACACGATAGATGAACGTGCTGAGAGCTTCAAGAAAATACCGATAAAGATATGGTTTGGGTCTTCACAGCTTTTTTTTTACATAAGCAGCAGATACATAAGCAATATAAAGAATACTATGGAATCCCAGATGAAGCAGTACAGGATGATGGAGACGGGAGCAAAGATATTCCCCAAATTTCTCCGAAAGAAGCTACAGCTAGATTCTATTTTACAGCGTCACTTGAACTCTGTCAAAACGATATAACAAAAATGGCTCATATAGACAAACTTGGTGTCTATTTATGTTTGAATACTCTAGCCAGAAATAAAGACATCCGTGATGCTGAAAGACGTGAATTAGAGAAACTCAAAAACAAGAAGTATTAAATGGAAACATACATAACCTTTCATAAGATAATAAGCCTTCTTCAGGAATATCAAGAAGGTAATCCAATGATTAACTCATTCGGATATGGTAACTTGGTGGACTTTGGTAAGAACGTATCAGGGTCAACTGTGGTGTATCCATTTTTATTCGTCGTTCCTTTATCAATCACATACGATGAGAACACAACAACATATCAAGTAACCTTAATCTTCGCAGATAGATTGAATGATAATCTTGATAATGAGGTTGATTGTATTTCTGATTCATCATTAAACGCCAGAAACTTCTTGTCCCAAATTAGAAGGGGAAATCTCCAAGATTATTTTGACATTATTCTACCACAACAAGCTCAGCCATTCTTGGAAAGATTCAATGACAATGTTGCTGGTGTTGCGTTGGATGCCAATATCATTGTATACGAAGACATCAATGCTTGTCTTCAATACCCCACGCCGACTCCAAGTAGTACACCAGGTCTTCCGACACCAAGTGTCACTCCGACTCAAACTAATACTCCGAGTGTTACTCCGACCAACACAGTCACACCGACAGTTACAAGAACTCCAAACGCAACTCCGACAAACACTCCGACCCCTAGCTCAACTCCTGCTCCTGGAACACCATTAGCATTGGGAGCTACTTGGTGGATTGACTTTACTGATGCTTCAACTTTATCAATTCTTGGTGGAACTAAAGTTGCGGTTGCTACAGATAAAATTCGTGGGGTTCAATTCGCTGCATTCCCTGGTTCAGATGGACCTATCTATAACTCAACAGGTTATTTAGGTTTATCAGGAACAGCTCAATCAAACGCAACTTATTTGACTAGTCCAACATTTAGTTATACAGCATCACCAGTTACTGAATATACTTGGTTTGGTCATGTGTTTGATAATCCTACAGCTCAAAGAGGTGGAAAAATCTTTGTGGCTACAGATGGTGCTAACTGGCCTGGTGGAACAGCGTTTTCGTTAATGATTGACCCTAATGCTAATCCATATCCTCCTGGTCCTGTTTGGAGATTCCAAAACAGAACAAACACAGGTGGAGCAGTTCAATTAGAAACAAACATAACATTCAGTGCGTGGACATCAATTGCGATGAGAAGTTATAATTCAGGGTCAGATGTTGTATTTGAGGTTTGGGAAAATGGTTCAATCATAAGTTCAGGAACAAGTGCTGGTTCAACATATTCTGCTACAACACCTTTATACCAATTGATGTTTGACGGAGGTATTGATTTTTCAACAGAACAATTCTTCTTCAGTAAGAAATTAACCAACACTGAAATGGGAGATATGTTTACCTACTTAAATAACAAATACTAATGAACCCTGAACAGATGGAACAAATGAGAGCGTTGTTGTACGAAGCTATTAGAAAACAGCTTCTTACACCATATCGCTCACAGGGATTTTACGGGGGTTTTAAGAGGGGTAATAGTCCAAGAAAGGCTTCGGGTTCATTACTCCGAGATTTGACCGTAGAGTGGGTTGTAGACATTGAACAGGGAGACCCAATGTTGGCTGTATCGTTTCCAACTGTACAACCATCGTTCTTACCTGATATGATTGATGAAGGTAGAAAACCTTCAATATCTTATCCCCCACTTGAAGCAATAAAAAGGTGGATTAAAATCAAACCTGTTTATTGGAGAGATGAGAAGGGTAGATTCAAAAGACAATCATTGGATTCAAAAGCATTTTTGATTGCCAGAAGCATTAAAGAAAAAGGTTACAAAGGAATCAACTTTTTAACCAAAGCCGAAGACCAGGTTATAAATCAATTGACTGAGTTGGGAGAAGAAGCGATGGCTGTCTATTTCCAAAACTTAATTGATGATGGTCTTGTAAACTTAATAGATTAAATATGAGCACAGTAATAGTAAGAAATCCTGAGTATTTCCAACCATCAAAATCTGACGGGATATATTTTACAGTATCTGCGGATACAGCATCAGAACCTAAATTCAGATTCGTTTATAACGTCTATGTGGAGGGAGCGTTGGTATTTCAGGGTAAGTCAACCCCGAATCCTTCAGGTCTTGGTATTATTGATATATCAAGGGTGTTAGATTCTTATCTACAAAACTATCCAATTGCTTATCAAGACCAAACCGTAATCTATGCTCATCAAACTAGCCCATTCTCAAGACCTTACTCAAATGAGGTTGTTGATTACTATATTCAAGTTGGTGAAGAATACGCTGACACATTCATCGCCAGTACAACAGGATTCACAGGTAATGGAACACAAGTAGGACAACCAGGTGTACCTTCCGAAACATTCAAATGTTTCTTGGGTACGATGGGTGTCAATGGTAATGCGAATCAACCATACTTTAACATTGGTCAATTCACTTTATCAGGTTCACCAAATCCTCCATTCCCACATACAGAGAATTGTTTGTTCTTAACCAACTCCCCAAGAATCAGGGAAATATCACCTGATGAATATTATACCCTATCATTCACAAATGAGCGTTTGGGTGGTGATTATTTGTCAGAAGGTTATTATGCCAAATATAGTTTCTACGATAGAAATGGTTTTATCATTACCGAGAAAACTTATTCCAATATTGTAAGTAATGGTGGAGGACCATCAACAGCTTGTACTCAAAACTATCTTGACCAACCTTATACAGGTTCATCATATAACATTCTGAACTTGGGAGCAGGTCCTAAAAACATCTATCAGTTCCCTGCTGATACTGATTACTATCAGATTCAATTATTTGGTAAAGCAATACCATCTACGCCCACGCCCACCCCGACGAACACAATGACTCCAACGCCGAGTCAAACGATTGGATTAACACCGACCGCAACGCCAACTCCTAGCTCAACTCCAATCCCTCCTTGTGTGTGTGAACAATACCAACTTGAAAACTATGGTTTCCAAACTTGGGGAGTTTATTATACAAACTGTGAAGGTATTCAAACGAGCTTCTTTATTGAACCTCAAGGGTATTATTCAATTTGTGCTTGTCTTGGTACAGTTAGTGCTGAAACAGGAGCATCTGTCTTTATCTATGATTTAGGTAGTTGTGTTCCTTCACCGACATCAACTTCACCTTCAGTAACTCCGACTCCGAGCACAACCCCACCTGCTGGTTCTTGTGTTAGTGGAGCAACCATTAACGTAACTGATACAGGTTGGTTGAAATATGACAACTGTTATGGAGCTACAACTTACTATCAAGCAACCACAACTGGCACAAAAGTTTTCACTGATTGTTTGAATTGTAACTCTTTCGCAATAGGATTTCCATTCGCAGATTTGGCTACGTTTACCGTAACAAACTGTGGTAATCCATGTACTCAACCATCAGTCACGCCGACCCCCACACCAAGTAGTAGTGCTGCGGCACAACAGAATGTTCTTGTAAGAGCATGTTGTACGGGTATTGAGTATCAAGTTATTGTGTTAGGTTCATTAAACGTGGGTGATGTAATTGTGATTGATTCACAATGTTATGAAATCATCGCATTGGGTGGTGATGGTTCAAACGGAAATTATACATCATCAGCAGTTTATATTAACTGTAATGAGTGTAGAGCTAACTTTGCTTGTGAGAATATCCCTGCTAGACCAACAACAGAAAAACCATCAGTTCAACCAAATACAATAACTCCGTCAGGTGGAACAGCTCCTTGTATTACAAGTTATGTCCCTGTATCTGAGATATTCCAATTCAACGTTGTACCATCTTGTAACTATTTCTTGAACCCCCAAATTATGTTTAAGAATCGTTATGGAGCATGGGACTACTTCAGATTCCAAAAGTATAGAAGTGAAGGTATAGCTATTGATAGACAAACTTATGGACAATGGAATATTGCTTGGGGTTCATCAAACCCAATCAAGACAACCTATTCAAGAGGAACGACTGACTACCAAACACAGATGGTTGAAACTCATATCGTAAACTCAGGATACTTAAATGACCCTGACTTCGTATGGTTGGAAGAACTATACACCACAAACGATGCTTATCTTGTTAAAGAGGATGGAACACTATTCCCTATCAACATTATCGGTTCTGAGTTTGTTAGAAAAACAAAAGGAAACAGGTCAATGACGAACATTGAATTGACTTACATATACTCAAATAATATTAAATTATTGAATAGCTAATATGAACACTACCCTACTTGTCTTAAATTACAACAACGAATGGCAGGAGTTAGATTTGTATGAAGATTTATCTATCAACGTAATCATCCAAGAAACAGATATTACAGATATTGAATCACGTAGAAGTCCATATTCCAAGACATTCGCAATACCTGGTACCAAAATAAACAATGATTATTTTGAACATTTCTATTTGGTTGATGGAACAGGATTTGACCCCCTAACAAGAAGACAATGTGTTGTTCAATATAGAGGTACAGATATATTCAAAGGGTTCTTAAGATTGAACTCTGTAACAAGAACGGGTACACAGATTGAGTATGAAGTTTATATCCTATCTGAAGTAACTGACTTTAGTTCGTTGGTTGCTGACAAGACATTAAAAGAATTGAATTGGAACTATCTTAATCACATCCAAAACTATGATAGTGTATTTCAATCTTGGTATGCTAACTCAGGAGATACTGCTGGTTTATTTGGTGGGAAAATTATCTATCCAATGGCTCACTGGGGTTTAGAGTATCCGAGTGCGACAGCTACAACCGCAGCATTTAATTTCTCAATTAACACCTCAGGAAACACGGGATTAAACTTCAGTGGTAATCCTATATCCCCAACTTATTTCAAACCCGCCATACGTCTAAAAGAGGTCGTAGATTTGATTTTTAGCACAAGTGGATATGAGGTCAAATCAAACTTCTTTGATTCAGCTTATTTTAAGTCCATCTATATGGACATTGGGGTGAATGGACAAATCGGAATTGAGACAATATCAGCCAAGACGAATCAAAACATATTCAGAACTTATGGTCTTCCAACACCTGATGCTCAATGGGTAAGATTCAATCAAGGTCAGATTCAAAAGATTACATTTGGTAGAATCAATCAGACAGATGGTTATGACCCATCTGGTAATTTCAACCAAGCCAATAGTTCATATCAAATACCTTATTCAGGTTTATACAACTTTGAGTTCAAGGGTAAGGTGAATCAAAGATATGCTAACAACTACGTATCAACCTATTGGGGTTTAACCTTATTCAAATCATCAACAGCAGAAGGATTAAATAATCCTGCCACAAGGACAGCTGTTGGAGGAACGATTGATACATTCAGAGCGTTCAACTATAGCAGTTCAAATAACCAACGTATCTTCATGAATAATATTCAGTTAAACGCTGGTGACCACGTAGCTTTATTCATCAGATTTAACCCCTCAGGTTCGTCTTATAAAGATGCTGGTTTGTGGATTGGACCTACCGATTGGATAGGATTTGGAGCTCGTTGGGACTTATACAATTCCCCAACATTTGTTGCTTCAAGTTTTGTGGATATGAAAGCCCAATTCCCTGACACAAGTTGTTTGGATTATATTAAGTCAATTATCAAAATGTTTAACCTTGTTGTTGTTCAAGAACCAGGTGTTAAGACATTGAGGATGGAGCCACTCAGTTGGTATTATTCTCAGAACTTTGCTAATACGGTAGATTGGACAGAAAGATGGGATACAAGTTCCCCAACCAAAATTGAACCTGTAAACTTCCAACTTAAAAAAGCTTATAACTTCCAATACCTAACAGGTGAAGAGGAACATCTAAACAAGTTATGGGAAGACAACTATGACTTACCTTATGGAACAAAAAAGTTCACAGCTAATTCTGACATCTTGACAGGTGAAGAAACAATTGAGTTTCCATTCAGAGCTTGTCCAACAGAAGTAATCACTGGTTCAACCAATATCATTATACCAATGTTTTATAGGTTTGATATTCCAACAAGAAAAGAGGTTGCTTATTCAAATAAGAATCACCTGTTCTTTTGGACTGGTAATAGATACTTCTATGGTCAATCAGGAAATACACAACCATTAAGATGGTATATGACCTCAGGAGCAACCCCAATTGCTCAGACAACATATCCATGTATTTCACACTTATCAACTTTGGATAGTCAAGACCCAGAAAGAATATCTGATTTGAACTTTGACAAGAACTTTGATTTCTTTGGTGATGATAATAATGTGATTCAACAATTCACATCTTATAACTTGTATCAATTATGGTACGGAGATTATTTCACAAACCTGTATTCTCCTGAAGTTAGAAGAGTGAGTGGTAAAGTATTATTCAATCCAATTGACTATGCCACACTTAATTTGACAGATAAAATCTTCTTGAAGGATTCGTTGTTTACCATTGAAAGAATCAACGAAGGGGATTTGGTAGATTGGAAATTAACCGATGTATCGTTAATCAAACTTGTAACACCATACAACAAAATCATACCACCATCACCATCTTATACAATTCTACCGAATCAACCATACCCATCAACTGCGGCTACAAATAGTATTACAGGATTTGTAACGAATGAACAATTCCAATTGTGTTCAGGTTCATTGACAGGAACAACAACGTTCTTCTGTTCAACCCCAACCTTACAAGATGGTAGTTATGTTTATTCAAGTTCAGGTGGAACAATTAACCCTTACCCAACAGGATTCTTCTTCAGTCAATCACTGACAGGAACTACCTATTCTACAATAAACAATTTAGGTCAGATAGTTCAGAACGACTGCTGATGATATAACCAATTAACTATTTATTTATATGGCTAAAAATATCGCACTTAACCTCACGATTAACGGGGTTAAACAAAGCATCACAAACATTGGACAACTTGAACAAGCAGTTAAAGATGCTGAAGAAGCTCTCAAAGGTATTGACATTGGTTCTCAAAAATTCACAGAGTTCTCAAGAGATATAAATCAGGCAAAAAGTGTTCTAAAGGATTTTGAAAAATCAGTTGAAGGACAAGAGTTGGAACAAAGAGTTGGAGCCTTCGCAAAGGTGGGTGAAAGTATCACCGCATCATTCGCAGGTGCTCAAGCAGCAATCGCATTATTTGGAAATGAAAGTGAAGATGTAGCCAAAGCTGCCGCTCAAGCTCAAGGTGTATTAACGATTGCCTTGGCTGCTCGTTCAGCCGCAGAAGGTGTGGTTGCTGTTAGAACCGTAGCTGCGAATATCGCAACCTTCGCATCTGCTGCTGCTGCGACTGCGGCAACAACAGCGACAAGAACACTTTATGCCGTATTAGCAGCTAACCCCTATGGAGCAATCTTAGCTGTAATTGGTTTGGTCGTAGGAGCGTTGGTTGCCTTTACAGGTGAATCAAAGAAAGCTGTCAATGTGACGGGTGAATTATCACAAGCCACATCTGAAGAAGCCAACAAGTTAAAACAACA